TCATAGCAATCTATGTATTTGCCACGTTGAAAGACAGGCCATTGCTTGTACAGAATATGTTTTTCTTGTGTATTGATATGATAGGAATCTATCAGTGGTTGTTAAAACCTATATTTTTTGGTTAACACTACTAAGATACTCTTTAAGAATATTTGAACTTCCTACTCGTACATTAATAATGCCATTGTAGTAATCATCTGTTTCAAGTACTCTACGGTCAAATTGTTCTTTGGCTTCTACATAACTTAATGCACCACGACTCGGGCAATAGTGTAAAATCTCACGTGTAAAATTCTCTGGACCATATTTTTTTACATCAGCATTCAAATGGTCAGACGAACCCCAATAGGTTCTCCAATCACTTTCTTTAAATCCACGTCTTTTGTTCTTTCTTCCTTTAAGAGGTGGTTTAGTAGTCTTAAATCTTGCTAACTTCTTACCTACATATTTGCGATTATTCACAAGATTCGTAATTAGATACACAAATCCCTCAACATTCTCAGGTAAATCATTTACAACTTTATTATTATATGTCCAATTACTCATTATTATCTCATTGTTTATATCTTAATAGGTCTAAAGACCTAATATCTTCAGAAATTTCTTTTCGTTTCACTCAAAGAACATTTCATTGATATTTATTTCTTCCATATAATTATATATCTATATTATAAACTGCTTGATAGTTTGGAAGACACAATTGCCCATCCGCTGGAGCAATTGCTAAAAAACTTGATAAGTTCATCAGATTCCATGTCTAAGTTAGCCACTAGTAATGGCGAGGTCGGTTGACGATTCCCTCTTAACTTAGTATTGCGTCTTGCGACTCAACGGCACCTTGATTAATCCACATAGAATAAAATTTAATCAAAGTCGATAGTAATATATCTATCAGCAGTGTGTACATTTCTGTACGGTAAATACTAGTCACCCATGTACCTTTAGAGTACTGGATGTTTTACGTTACAAACAGTCGGTGTGGTTAACGAGAAGCAGTGTCGGAGTTCATCCCAACTTATCTGAACGTATGGTTCTCATACGCCCTCAATCCCGAGTCGGCATCCCGACTAACAGTTCCACTATGTATTGTTTTATTAGAATCATTATTAGCCATAATATCTTTAGATTTTGTATCGGGGAGGGGAATTTTTATTAGATTTGAAAATTATTTGAATCGATTTGTATTAGTTATGTTCACTATACTAACATAAAGAATTAGTGATGTCAACCCTTTTTATAACTTTTTTATAAAATAGGTGTTCCAGCGTTTTTACTGAGTTCAAAGTTCTCTTGGACAACCTCATTTAGAAACTTTAGATGACTTGCCGGCATATCGTGAAGTTCAGATATACCCACGCCACCACGCATATACCAAGTTAGTTTATACAAGGATTTGTGTAGTGAATCAAGTGATTTCTTATAGGACTCTTGCTTCTCTAGGACTTCGGTGTCGCTGGCAGTCTTTAACCAGCGGAGGAAAAATTTACAGGATTTAACTCGAAAGTTACCTTCTCTATATTATCGCATGCCTCACAAGTAAATTCAAATGTCGAAATGTCTGATATGTTTGGCACAACACTGTTAACAGTTTTATTTACCTGTCTGACAATTTCTGCTGGCACGTTGTTCATGAACTCTTCAATAGACTCAACATCTGTCACAACTGCATCTGGAGTTTCTATCCTATCAATTGCACTAATTAACAAGTCTACATTCTGTTTTGACACTTTTCTGAAACTGACAGCAAATTGTTTTGCCATTTCCATTTCCCGTGCATCATCAGTTTCCTGTTCTACGACAGTTGTCATAGTTGACAATATTCTAGCCTGCTCAACTTCCATTAGTGCTAGTCTAGTTAGACTGTCTAATTTTGGCGGAGTTACATAAATTTTAAGGTCTTCATATTCAACTGCTGGAATTTCATCAATATCTGGAAACTTTTCGAGAATGTGGTTCATATCTATGTTGTAATCAGCCTGTTCTTTACAATTTGAGCAGGTATGAGTATGTTCGACATCTTTGCCATATGTTGCGTATTTGATTGCTAAGAAAATTAGTTCTGCATCAATATTGCATAAGTTTCTCGGATTTGGTATTGCAGGTACACAACTTTTTATAATGTTGACTAAAGCCTCTCCGTTAAGTAATTCGTCAGGATTTTGCATTGATATTTCATCAATCGCAGTCATCGGAAGTATAGGTAACTCGTCCAATACAGTTTTTTCTATTTCTGGATTAAATCTGCCACCAGTAGGGATTTGTACATATATTCCCGGTTTACGGAAATATTTGGATAATGGGTTCTCATTGGTGTTCATTTGTTTGTCCTTTGATAAATACAGTATAATAAAGATAGTAATTAAGTATATACATAATTATTTATCTTAACTAATAACTACGAAGTTTTTATAACTATTTTAGAGGTATTTCATGGCAGAAGAACAAGATGTGTTTATTTCGGGCATAAGTGGTAGTATCCAGCAATGGAGCACAGAAGCGACTGCAACGAAAATGGAACAAACACTCCAGAAGATATCTGCCCAAAACTCGGCAATGACGCAACTCCTCACTGCGTTAAAGAATGGCGAGAGTGTGACACAAAGGCAGACTGCACAGGCAGTGAATGCTACCAAGCAAACCGTCAAAGCAACAAACAAAGCCTCAGTAAAAGAAACCACAGGTACTACTAGAACTCACGGATTACTATCTAGTCTTTCTCAGAATGTAAAAGATGGATGGCAAAGTTCATCAAATGGTGTTGTTGACCAGTTGAGAAAGAATCAACTAGAAGCGACTAGAATAGAAAGAGATACACAGATATTAATAAAAAATGGTATGTCAAGAGATGATGCGGTGTCAACCTTGAAGCAAGAAAAAAGACAAGAAGTACAGGCGGGCTTTTTCAAAAAAGCGGCTTTGAGTGTTATTGCATTAGCGGCAGGAGCCGAAGAAGCATCTATGGCTGGATTTGAACAGCGATATGATATGGCTTCAGACCTACGTCAATCAGGTCTTATGGACGGAATTGCAGGCGTTAACGAGGGATTCATTTCAATTGCTCAAACAATCAGCGAGACTGGCTTTACTTTTGGACAAGCCGCAGACTTTACTAAACAGTTTGCTAAAGCAGTTGGTGTAAACGGGGTAAAGGGCACATTAGACTTTGTTAATACCATGGCAAGAGAGGATGGTGGTATAATGGACCAATTTAGTATGGAATTTGGACCAGTTGCTCATATGGCCGGAGAGTACTTAGACACATTGCGAATCGCAGGACAACTTCAAGGCAGAGACCAACAGCAACTGAGAGCCGGCATGGATTCTTTTATGGCTAATGTAATCAGCACTGCAAATGTATTGAAAATTTCAATGGAAGAAGCGGCTACTCTAATGAAGAACAGTCTGACTGACGAATCAGCCGGTCTGTTGGCAATGCTTCCAAAAGAAATGAGAATGATTGTGGAAGGCGCCGCAATGGCGGCAGGCGTACAATCTGACAATCCAATATTTGCAGCCTTAGCCGCAAGATTGGCAGCAGGCGAAAGAGGCTTCATTTTGACTGAAGAATTTCAAAAGAATCAAAACAGCGCCATTGGTCTAAAAATTAACGAATTCACACAAGTCGCCGCGGGTGTATTAGAAACACAAGGTAAGACTGCATACGATTCTTTTATGGCAAACGAAGGACAAGCATTTGGTAGGACTTTAATTAATTGGGCTGCAGATCCAGCCAACAAAGCCGTAATTATGGCTAACGGTCAAGCAGGTGTAATAGGTCAAGTAGCAAAGGCCCTTGATAACGCAGGCGCCCAAGACAATGGAATGTCTGGTGGTAGTACAGAAGATAAAGTAATGACAGCCAATAGAGACCAACAAGTCCAAGCACAAGTATCTAACGAATTAGCAATTAATAGTTTAATGCCCGGTTTCATTGATAACGTAAGAAACTTAACTGATACAAACAGAGCATTCGCTGAACAAGCCGCAAGGACAATTATTGCAAACGCAAACATTATCGATGGAATGAATAATGCGGCAACCGGTGTGAAACAGGTGGTAGTAACTGTTGGAAATGTTGGATTGAAGTTAATGAATCTTCCTGGTATCATTGGTGATTTTGCTGGTGGACTTTTTGGAACTAATGTATTCAGTAACGACACTAGAACTGTTACAGACTTTACCTCTAATAACGATGGTGGAATTCGTACAATGAATGACAAACAATCGAAACAATTCGAAAAATATAATACTGAGATGGTAAATCAAATTAGGAATAACAAAGAAGCAGATACTTTAGAAAAACAGGCAGCAGCCCAAACATTAAAGAACACATTATTGGCAGCAATGCAAGGTAAGGCAGAAGATGGCTCGAATTCTGTCAATATTGATGCAACACAACAAAGAATACTGGCTTCACTAAATCGACTACTTAAAGACTTAGAAGAGAATTAAAGGGTAGGATGGTTGACAATGCACATGGAATATGTTAATATAAATAAAAGAACTAGGAATCAATTATGACTTGGAAAAAGTACTTTAAAACTTATGATGGTATATCACGTCCATCTGTAGAATCTGGACCAGCATCAAACAATGCTTCGAGTTCAAAATATAGCAGTTGGCTGCCAGAAGTCTATATGGGACAACCCAATAGAACTCAACGATATGGGCAATATGACCAAATGGATATGGATTCAGAAGTTAATGCGGCGTTAGATACAATTGCTGAGTTTTCTACTTTGTTTAGTGAAACTACTAAACTACCATTTCACGTACAATATAATGATGACCCATCGTTTACTGAAAACGAAGTTCTTCAAAAATCACTACGTCAGTGGTGTTCAATGAATAAAATGAACAAACGTATTTTTAGAATTTTTAGAAATACAGTCAAATATGGTGACCAGTTATTTGTAAGAGACCCACAAACATACAAGTTATATTGGGTAAATCCATCAAAAGTTGAAAAAGTTGTCGTAAATGAAGGCAAAGGTAAGAAAATTGAAGCCTATTATATCAAAGATTTAGATATCAATATGCAAAGTCTTAACATTACTGCTGATACAGTTAAATTATCACAGACAGGCCATCAAAAGATGGGTATTCCAAGTTCCACTGCTGGTATGCAACAAAGTTATTCTTCTGGTTCTCCAGAAGGTTCTCGTTTCGCACACGATGTAACTACAACAGCAATTGATGCCAAGCATGTTATTCATGTATCTTTAAGTGAAGGTATCGACCAATACTGGCCTTTCGGCACAAGTATGCTTGAGCCTGTATTTAAAGTATACAAGCAAAAAGAATTACTAGAAGACTCTATCATTATCTATCGTGTTCAAAGAGCGCCAGAACGTAGAGTATTTTATATTGACGTTGGTGATATGCCAACTCATAAAGCACGTCAACACTTAGAACGTATTAAGAATGAAATTCATCAACGAAGAATCCCATCTAAAACTGGTGGTGGTG